TACCGCCGCCATTACAGCGCCGACAACTGCTGCATCACCCTGTACGGCAAGATGGATATGGCCGAGAAGCTGGCGTTTCTGGATGAGCACTATCTGAGCAGGATGCCCAAGGGCACCAGCCGCCCCCGGCTGACGGTGCAGGACCAGCAGAACGGTGTGCGTGTGCACATCCCGTACTACACCGAAAACCCCGAGCCGGATCAGGTGCAGTGTGCGCTGGCCTGGTACACCGGCGCGTTTGCTGACCGGGAGCGCCAGCTGGGCGTGGAGATCCTGCTGGATGCTCTGCTGGGCACAAACCAGTCCCCGCTGAAGGCAGCTCTGCTGGAGCAGAAGCTGGGCGCGGATATCGACATTGGCTTTGACGACAGCACCCTGCAGCCCACGCTGGAGCTGGTGCTGCGGGGGGCCACCGCAGAGACTGCCCCCAAATTTGCAGTTGGTGTGAAACAGGCTGTGACCGACCTGCTGGCAGGGGGCATCCCCGAGGAACTGCTGCTGGCCAGCTTGAACGCCATGGAGTTTGCCTCTCTGGAGCGCCCGGGCAGCCTGCCCGACGGTGTGCTGGATGCCATCTATGCCGCCACCGGCTGGCTCCACACCGGAGACCCGGCCCTGCTGCTCCACACGAACGCTCTGTTCGCTTCCCTGCGGGAGAAGCTGGAACAGGGCTGGTTCAATGAGCTGCTGCGGGAGTTGTTCGCGCCTGCGCCGGTGGAGATCATCCAGGTGCCGACCCTGCCCAAGAAAGAGGAAGAGGGGCGCACCGCCCGCACCGACGGCAAGCTGGTGCTGGACCATCCGCTGACCGTGGCCGACCTGGGCGATGGTGACAAGAGCGCTGCCGGTACGGTGGAACCGCTGGCCGGTGCGGAGCTGCTGCACCACCCCTCCAAGGGCAGCCTGTATCTGAATTTCTACTACGATCTGGGCGAGTGCACCCCGGAAGAGGTGCAGTATCTTGACCTGCTGACCGATATTCTGGACGAGCTGGATACCCCGGAGCACACTGCCCGGGAGCTGCAGACCCAGCGCGCCACCTGGCTGGGCAACAGCATGGCCTGCATCAGCTTCTGGACTGGGCGGCAGGAGGGCAGCCCCTGCCACGCAAAGCTCACCTGGAACATGAGCCTGCTGGAGCGGAATCTGGACAAGGCCATTGCGCTGGGCAGTGAGTACCTCTACAAGACCTGCCTGACCGGCCCCAAGGCCGAGGAAGCCTTTGCCCGGGTGCTGAGCCAGCAGAAGCTGAGCATGGAGCAGCAGTTCATCCGGCAGGGCAACCAGTATGCTGCCGTGCGTGCCGCCGCCCACTACTCAGTGGAGTATGCCCTGAGTGAGCGGTGCAGCGGCGTGACCGGGTACCACTTCCTGTGCGGCCTGCTGGAACAGGCCGACTGGGCCGCCATGGGCAAAAAGCTGGAGGCGGTGCGGGAAAAGGTGCTGAACCATGCAGCCCTGACCGTCAGCCTGCATGGCAGTGAGGAAGCGCTGGCAAAGCTGCGTGCCCTGCTGCCCGGCAGTGCCTTTGCTGCCCAGGGCCGCACCGCTGCCAAGCCCTACACAGAGGTGCTGACCGCCCCCGTGAACGAGGCCTTTATCATTGACGGCGGCGTGAACTATGATATCCTGACCTGGCCCATGGAGCGGCAGGCCGACCGCCGGGTGCTGGCCCGCATTATGAGCTACGAATACCTGTGGCACAACATCCGTGAGGTGGGCGGCGCTTACGGCACCGGAATGCTGACCCGTGCCCAGACCGAGGGACTGTACACCTACCGTGACCCCCACCTGACCGAGAGCTACGAGACCTTTGCCAAGGCCCCCGAGGTGCTGGCAGGCCGGGAGTACACCGAAAAAGATCTGACCGAGTTCATCGTGGGCGCGGTGTCCGAGATGGATTCGCCCAAAAAGCCCAACGCTGAGGCCAAGGAGCTGGACCGCCGGTACTTCTGCGGCATCACCGATGCCATGCTGGTCGCTGACCGCAAGGCCATGTGCAGCGTGACAGCTGAAACGATCCGGGCACAGGCCGCAGACCTTGCAGACCGGATGGCAAACGCCACCCGTGTGGCCTTTGGCAGCAAGGACGCTGTGGAAGCAGGCAAGCAGCTGTTTGACCGCATCGAGACCCTGTAAGCAGAACCGAAACTGAATCTGTAACGAAAGCAGGCACTCTGCCTTTGCCCCGGACGGGGCGGGCGGAGTGCCTGCTTTTTTGCGCAAAAGGCGCTTCACGCACCTGATGTGTCTGCGCGTGAAAAATCCGGGAGAAAAACGGAGATTTCTGCACGGTGCGATACAGCGATGAAAAATGAAAGATTATTTTATACGGATGGGATTCTATGACAATAAAAGTACAAAACGGCCCTGCGAAAGTGCGCGCTGTTGCAGGGGACGAAAAGCTGGTATCCTTGTGCCAAGCCAAACAGAAAGGATGTGAGAACACAGGATGGCGCAAGCAAAACAGCCGGGCAGGGACAAGAGCCTTGCCAGCCTGCACAAGGCCACCGACACCCTGAGCACCATGCTGGCGCAGGAGGTCAAGGAGCTGAACGCCCGGCAGAAGGCCCAGCGTGGCGATGGCTCTGACCCCGCCCTGATGAAGGGACTCAAGGAGGCTACGGCGGTGCTGAAGGATCTGGCCGCGGTGGCCAAGACCCTGAACGATCAGGGTGCGGATGCCGAGGCCCGGGCGTGCGGCGTGGTGCTTCTGCCAGCCGTGGAGGACGTATGAATGCAGAGATCGTATGGCGGCCCCAGCCCCGGCAGGCGGAGTTCATGCGCCGCCCGGAACCGGAAGCCCTGTACGGGGGCGCGGCAGGCGGCGGCAAGAGTGACGCGCTGGTGATCGAGGCCCTGCGGCAGGTGCACATCCCCCACTATCGGGGGCTCATCCTGCGCAAGACCTACCCCCAGCTCAGTGATCTGGTGGACAAGAGCATGGCTTACTACAAGCGGGCTTTTCCCACGGCGCAGTACAACGCCACCAGCCATGTGTGGGTGTTCCCCAGCGGGGCAAAGATCTACTTTGGTTCCATGCAGTACACCAAGGACCGCACAAATTATCAGGGCAAGGCTTTCGACTTCATCGGGTTCGATGAGCTGACCCATTTCGAGTGGGAAGAGTACAGCTATATGATGAGCCGCAACCGACCTACCGGCCCGGGCACCCGGGTCTACCTGCGGGCCACCACCAATCCCGGCGGTGTGGGGCACGGCTGGGTGAAAGCCCGGTTCATCACGCCTGCCCCGCCCGGCACCCCCATTGTGGAACAGTTCCCGGTGCGGATGCCGGACGGAACCGAGAAGGTGCTGGAGCGGGCAAGGGTGTTTATCCCGTCCAGCGTGTTCGACAACCCCGCCCTGCTGGAAAATGACCCGGACTACCTTGCCAGTCTGGCAAGCCTGCCAGAAGCGGAAAAGCAGGCCCTGCTCTATGGCAGCTGGGACAGCTTTTCGGGGCAGGTGTTCACCGAGTGGAGGAACGACCCGGGGCATTATCAGGACCAGCGCTGGACCCATGTCATTGCGCCCTTTGCCATCCCCAGACACTGGAAGATCTACCGGGGGTACGATTTCGGTTTCTCGAAACCGTTCTCGGTGGGGTGGTACGCGGCGGATGAGGAGGGCCGGCTTTACCGCATCAAGGAGCTGTACGGCTGTACGGGCCGCCCCAACGAGGGCCTGCGCATCGACCCGGTGGAACAGGCAAGGCGGATCCGGGAGGCAGAGCAGAACGACCCGATGCTCAAGGGCCGCACCATTCTGGGGGTGGCTGACCCCGCTATCTTTGATGAGAGCCGGGGCGAGAGCATTGCCGCCATGATGGAGCGAGGCCCCCATTTTCTCCACTGGGTCCCAGGTGACCACACCCGCCTGGCGGGGAAGATGCAGTTCCACTACCGGCTGGCGTTCGATGGGGAGGGGCGGCCCATGTTTCAGGTGTTCAGCACCTGCAGGCACTTTATCCGCACCCTCCCGAACCTGGTCTATGACGAGAGCAATGTGGAGGACATCGACACCCGGCAGGAGGACCATATCTATGACGAGTGCCGCTATGTGCTGATGGAAAATCCCATCTCCCCGCCCCGGCAAACCGTGCAGCCTCCGGTGGGGGACGACCCGCTGGAGCTGCACCGGAGGGCGAGATTTTACAGGGTATAAACCTCTCAGGCGCTTCGCGCCAGCTCCCCTGGTAGGGGAGCCAAGAAACGCTCTTGCCTCTCCTATTGGGAGAAGTGGCATTGCGAAGCAATGACGGAGAGGTTTACAGGAAGGAGCATTATGAGCGAATTGGATGACAAACTGCCGATTGGGGCAGAAGAGGTGGCAGAAGCCACGGCCATTTTACAGAAATACAAGGCCGGAAAGGCCGCGCTGGACAAACGCATTGTGGACAACGAGCTGTGGTTCCGGATGGGACACTGGAAGAACTACCAGAACCCCATGATGGAGGGCAAGCCCCAGCCTGCCAGTGGGTGGCTGTTCAACAGCATTGCCAACAAGCACGCCGATGCCATGGACAATTACCCGGCCCCCAACGTTCTGCCCCGGGCGGCAGACGATGCGCAGACCGCACAGGTGCTTTCCAGCATCCTGCCGGTGGTGCTGGAGCAGGCAGACTATGAGCAGGTGTACAGCGACACCTGGTGGCGCAAGCTCAAGCAGGGCACCGGGGTCAAGGGCGTGTTCTGGGACCCGGAGGCCCGGGGCGGCGTGGGAGAGATCGCCATCCGGCCCATGAACCTGCTCATGCTCTACTGGGAGCCGGGCGTGGCAGATATCCAGGCCTCGCCCCACTTTTTCTCCCTGAGCATGGAGAACACAAAACAGCTGGAAAGCCGCTGGCCCCAGCTGAAGGGCCACAGCGCCAGTGTGCTGGATGTACCCCGTTTTCTCCACGACGGCGGGCTGGATACCACCGAAAAAAGCGTGGTGGTGGACTGGTACTACAAAAAGCCGGACGAGGCCGGACGCACCCTGCTCCACTACTGCAAGTTCTGCAACGGCGTGGTGCTCTATGCCAGCGAGAACGACCCAGCCCATGCCGGGCGGGGCTTCTACGACCACGGGAAATATCCCTTCGTGTTCGACCCGCTGTTTATGGAGGAGGACAGCCCGGCGGGCTTTGGCTATATCGATGTGATGAAGGAATGCCAGACCGCCATTGACCGGATGAACCATGCCATGGATGAAAATGTCCTGCTGGCATCCAAGCAGCGGTATGTGCTCAGCGACACGGCGGGCGTGAACGAGGAGGAACTGGCGGATCTCAGCCGGGACATCGTCCATGTGGCCGGGCGGCTGGGAGACGAGAGTTTCCGCCCATTGCAGACCGCCGGTTTGCAGGGGAACAGCCTGAGCTACCGCAACAGCCGCATTGAGGAGCTGAAGGAGATCAGCGGAAACCGGGATATGACCCAGGGCGGCACCGCAGGCGGCGTGACGGCGGCAAGTGCCATTGCGGCCCTGCAGGAGGCGGGCAGCAAGCTCTCCCGCGATATGCTCAAAAGTGCCTACCGGGCCTTTGCAAGGGAGTGCTACCTCATCATTGACCTGATGCGGCAGTTTTACGATGAGGAGCGGGTGTTCCGTGTCATCGGGCCTGCCGGAGGCAGAGAGTTCGTGCCCTTTTCCGGGGCAGCGCTGCGTGCCCGCCCCATGGGGCTGATGGGCGGCGTGGAGCTGGGAAGCCGGGAACCGGTGTTTGATATCGTGGTGAGTGCCGAGAAGAAATCCACCTTCAGCCGCCTTTCCCAGAATGAAACGGCGAAGGAGTGCTACCAGCTGGGTTTCTTTGCACCCCAGAATGCCGACGCGGCCCTGGCGGCACTGGAGATGATGGACTTTGAGGGCATCGAAAAAGTGCGCCAGAGGGTGCGGCAGAACGGCACGCTGGCACAGAAGCTGACGGCGGCCCAGATGCAGATCGCGCGGTTTAACGAGAAATTGAGCGGCGCGGAGGATAATCTGAGCACAAGAGCATTGGCGAAGAACCTCTCCGGCGCTTTGCGCCAGCTCTCCTAACAGGAGAGCCAGGTTCACGCTGCTTCTGGCTTGCCTCCCCTATGAGGGGAGGTGGCACCGCAGGTGACGGAGAGGTTTTACATGAGAAGGAGGCAGAAATGATCAAGGTGAATTATACGGAATTGGACGGCCCTTACGGCCCGGCCATGCGTCTGGAGGCGGCGGGCCATGCAGGCTATGCCCCGGCAGGGCAGGATATCGTGTGTGCCGGTGTCAGCACCCTGATGCAGGCACTGGTCAGCCTGCTGGCGGGCGAGGAAAACACCCACAGCGATGCTTTTGACGAGCCCGACGGCCCCCGCCTGACGGTGACTGCCGCCCGGCCCTGTACCGCATGGGTCGAGGGGGCCTTTGAGCTGGCCAAGGCGGGCTTTGCCCTGCTGGCCGAGCGCTACCCGGACAATGTACGCTTTGCCGACCGGAGTGCCCGGGGCAAGCAGGAGATGATGGACCTGCAGCTGTTTGCTGACGGCGGCGAAGCGGCTGCCCCTGCCCTGAGCGCGGCCCAGGAACAGCAGGCTGTGGCATCGGGTACCATGAAGCCCGGTGAGAAAGCGGACGCAAAGCAGGAGACGACCGCCCCGGAGGGGGAGAAGGAGGTGAAAGAGACCGAACCGGTCAAGGCGGAAGAAGGGCAGGAACAGGAACCGCCCCGCCCTGCGCTGCCAAAACGTTTCCCGGGAAGCCAGGCTGTGGATGCCCTGCACCGGCGCTGGGCTGCCGAGGAGGCCATGATGCGCCGGGCGGTGCCGGAGTTTTCCCTGCAAAAGGAGCTGGCGGACCCCGAGATGCGCCGTCTGATGCAGCTGCCCGGGATGCGGATGCTGGATGCCTACCGGCTGGCCCACTACGGGGATGCCATGCGCCAGACTGCCCGCACCGTGGAGCAGGGCGTGGTGGAGCGCATCCGCCAGCGCGGGGCACGCCCTGCTGAAAACGGCACCCACCCCGGCAGCGCCGCCGTGACCGGTGCGGATGTGAACCGGATGACCCGCAGCCAGCGGGAAGCACTGGAACGTCAGGCGCTCCATGGCGCAAAGATCAGTTTTTGAGGGAAAACCCTCTCACCGCTTCGGTCTGGCTTTGCCAGCGCCTTGCGGAGCTCCCCCGAAGGGGGAGCTTGAAATCAATGAAAGAAAGGATAATGACTATGAACAACTTCAACATTCAGCTGTTTGCCGAAACTCCCCTGAACTCCACCACCACCATGACCCCGGAGATGAAGACCTTCTACGAGAAGCGCCTCATCGACCAGGCAGAGCCCCGGCTGGTGCATGACCAGTTTGCGGATTACTATCCTGTGCCCCAGAACGGCGGCAAGACCATCGAGTTCCGCAAGTACGACAGCCTGCCCAAGGCTTCCACTCCGCTGACCGAGGGCGTGACCCCGGACGGTCAGGCCCTGAACGTGACCACCATCACCAGCGACCTGCACCAGTATGGCGGCTGGACCCCGCTGACCGATGTGCTGCAGATGACCGCCATCGACAACAATGTGGTGCAGGCCACCCGTGTGCTGGCAAGCCAGGCAGGCCGCACCATGGACAGCATCACTCGTGATGTGCTGGCGGGCGGCACCAATGTGCTGTATGCCCCCAAGCAGAATGCGGACGGCACCGAAACGGAGGTGAAGAGCCGCAAGGAGCTGGACAAGACCTGCACCCTGACCCCGAAGCTGTTCTTCCGGGCGGCGGCGCAGCTGGGTGCCATGAACGCGGACCCCATCGGTGACAGCTACATTGCCATCATCCACCCCTATGCCGCCTATGACCTGAAGACCTGCAGGGAATTTATTGAGGCGCACAAGTATGCCGACCCTGAGACCATGTACCGCGGCGAGATCGGCAAGCTGGGCAACATCCGCTTTGTGGAGACCAGCGAGGCCAAGATCTGGAAGGACACCACCTGTCCCAGCGGTCTGGCCGTGTTCGGCACGCTGGTGCTGGGGGCCCATGCCTATGGTGTGACCGAGCTGGAGGGCGGCGGCCTGGAACACATCGTCAAGCAGCTGGGTTATGGCGACGACCCGCTGAACCAGCGCGCTTCCGTGGGCTGGAAGGGGATGCGCGCCGCCGAGCGTCTGGTGGAGCAGTACATGGTGCGCATTGAGAGCGTATCCAGCTACTCGGAGAATGCGAGTGCCAACTGAACCTCTCAGGCGCTTCGCGCCAGCTCCCCTAGTAGGAGAGCCCTTGGCAAACCGGGCAAGCCCTGCTGGATGACGAAACCAGGCGAGGCGTAAAAGGCAGTGCCCCTGCGACAGAGGGCAGAAAGGATGAAAAATGGACAAGAAAAACGTAAGAATCCGGCTGTTCAAGGACAACAGCCGGTACAAGGGCGACCTGTTTGTGAGCGTGAACGGCGTGAGCTATAAGATCCGCCGGGGCGTGGAGGTGGAAGTGCCGCCCGAGGTGGCAGAGGTGCTGGAGCACAGCCAGGTGCAGGATGAGCGCACCGCTGCCCGCATTGCCGCCGCCGAGAAGATCGCGGGGTGAGAGCATGACAGTGGGACAGGCTCTGGAACGGGCCGAGGAACTGCGGCCGGGCTGCAAGGTGGACAGCTGCACCCGGCAGCGCTGGCTCTGTGAGGAGGACGGGATGCTGCGGGCCCTGCTGTTCTCCGGCTGCGGGCTGCGGGCCGGAGTGGGGGCAGACCTTGCCTGGCCTGCGGAGGGCGGTCTGGACGATGCCGTAGAGCTGCTGGTACCCGTGCCTTTTGATGCGCTCTACCCGCATTACCTCTGCGCAAAGCTGGATGCTGCCCTGGGAGAGACGGAACGTTACGCCGGGGAGCAGGCCCGGTATAACAGCATTCTGGCCGAGCTGAGCGCCTGGCTGCGGCGGCGGGCAAAGCCGAAGCGCGGTGCGCAGTGGCGGTGGTGAAAGGGAGGAAAGTGGATGCTTCTGACAAATCGGACCGGTGTGAAGAACACCCGGGATCTGCTGCGGGCCTTTGGCGGTCTGAACGAGACCTACGGCTGCACCGAGGCTGAGTACAGCGGGGGAATGAATTTTTCGGCCCGGGATTTCCCGGCCCTGAGCACCCGGCTGCCCCGCCGCAGGCTGCAGGAGCTGGCCGGGCTGAACGGGATGTATCACCTGAACGGTCTGCTGACCGTCTGCGGGCAGGACCTGGTTTATACCCCGGACGAGGCCCCGGCCCAGCCCGTCACCGTGAAAAATGCCGTGGCAGACAGCCGCAAGACGATGGTGGGCATCGGAACAAAGATCCTGATCTTCCCGGACAAGGTGGCGTTCGATACGGCCGACGGCAGTGCGGCCCCGCTGGGTGCTGCTTGGGAAGCGGGAAGCCTGAGCGTGAGCTTTGCGCCCTGTGATGCTTCGGGGAATACCTACGAGGTGAAGGACAAGGGCACGAAGGAGCCGGAACACCCGCAGGACGGCCAGCTGTTTCTGAAGCTGAACGAGCCGGACAAGCCCTATTCTGCAGAGAATACGCTGGAGGTGTACAGCGAGGCTTCGGGCAACTGGACGGTGATCCCGCTGGACTACTGCCTTGTGACCGCTGAGGGCATCGGGGCGGAGTTCCGGGTGTGGGACACCGTGACCCTGACCGGTACGGGGGCTGAACAGGCAGGCCAGTGGGCCGGGCTGGACGGCGACCGTATCGTGTACGGTGTGACCGAGACCACTCTGCGCCTGCGGGCTGACCCGGGCGGCGAACACTTTTACGGCAGGCTTGTCCACAATGGCAGCAGTACTGTCTGGGTGAGCATGGACGGCACACAGCGGGAAGAGTATTTCCCGGCGGAGGGTGTGAAGGTGGAGCGCCGGGTGCCCGACCTTGAGTACCTGACCGAGTGCGACAACCGGGTGTGGGGCTGTTCCAGCAGCGAGAATGTCATCTACGCCTGCAAGCTGGGCGACCCCACCAACTGGTTCTCCTACCGGGGCATCGCGGCAGACAGCTATGCCGTGACCGTGGGCAGCGACGGCCCCTTTACCGGCGCGGCCACCTGCATGGGCTATGCGCTGTTCTTCAAGGAAAACACCCTGCACAAGCTCTACGGCTCCAAGCCCTCGGATTTCCAGCTCAGCTCCCTGCGCTGCCGGGGCGTGGCCAGAAACGCGGCCCGCAGTCTCTGCGTGCTGAACGAGACGCTGTACTATCTCTCGCCCGACGGCGTGATGGCGTGGGACGGCAGCATCCCGGCCAAGGTGTCGGCGGCGCTGGATGCCGGGCGGCTTGCCAATGTGAAGCAGGCTGTGGGCGGTGCGCTGGATGGCCGGTATTATCTGCATGTCAGCCGGGAAAACGAGGTGCGGCTGCTGGTCTATGATACCGAGCGGGGCCTCTGGCACGAGGAGGATGTTTGCTCCTTTGAGATGGCCAGCACCGGCGGGCAGCTCTATCTCTGGGATGGCCGGGCGCTCTGGGCCGCTGACCCCAGCCGGGAAGCGGCAGGGCAGAGAAGCGAGGGAACGGAACAGGGCGTGGAGTTTGCCCTGACCACCGGAGATCTGGGGCTGGACAGCCCCGAGGAGCGGTACCTCTCCCGGCTGACGCTGCGGC